TTGGTGAACGTGGAATACCGAAATTTTTGAAGGGAAATCCTTTACAGGTTGACATTTCTGAATAATCTGTTATTATAAATAGTATTGAAATTATTTGTATGAATGGAAACGGTGTAAAATGTCAATCAGAAAGTTTTATCGTCAACTGAATTCAGTTGATACATCTAAAGTATCGCACGTTGTAAGAGTTCAGAGTTTATACTCTGAATTGACTGAAGCGAATCTGAAGAAAGCTGATATTGCAAAACGTGACAACAAAGCCGTTCTTCAAGGTATTATTGATAGCAACACAAAAATATCTACAGATGAAGGACAAGTATCAATCAAGTGGATTGACAATGCATTAAAGGTTGCGTTTGATAACGATGACTTTGATACTGCATTTCCATCAGGCAAAGCATCATTCACTGCATCTAACGGCAAAACTCTCAGAATTACACAAATAGAAAAGACTGCCGAGTTTGGTGGTGGTAAAGGTTCTGGTGGGGGTTCTTCTGGAACTCGTGCTGCTGAATCTGCACAGTGTGTATATTGTCAAGCAATCTGGAACAACCCCAAAACAGACTTCAATATGTTAGAACTTCAGGCTGCATACGCACAAGTAAAGGTGGATGCAAGTTGGGAAGAGATTCAAAACCTATCAGATGATTGGGTTGTATCTTCTATTTCTGTTGCAAAAGGATTGTATAAAGCGCTTGGTAGAAACACATATAGTTTTCACAGAGGTTCAGAGTTTGTAGATATGATTGAAGGTTTGTTCAAGAATTCTGGACAGACTTACTTTACAAATGTAAACAAATGGACACCAGCAGATATTTGGATGGTACAGGATACCAAACTTAGTAACTATGATTTTGGTGGAAATAGTGGAAGCCCTGCACTTCCTTACATCAATCAAGAATTGTTGAAGGCATATGCCGCAAGAGATATCATGGGCGTATCTTTGAAGAAAACAACTAAAGTAAAATTCAAACAGATTAATTATAAGAAACCATTTAAGGCTCCAAGATACACTAATAAGTCTTTGGGTAAGAGAAACTTCTTTGCATCAAAGGACGGTTATCTTTTCGGTGCGAGTGGTTTGGAGATGCAGTTTAGAACCTTCCCAGCATTTCAGGCAGAGATTATTGGTGGTAAAGCGAAACACGGTAAACTTAGTGGAGACAGTGGAATTTCTAGTCCTATCGGTAAAGTTTTACAGGGCGCTGGTGTAAGAGAGTTTCCGGCCAGAAGCGATATTACTAACATGATTAGTAGAGAAAACGATAAGTTCTTTGAAATGTTTTATGCAGAGTATTTGAATGCTGGTGAAGATAGTAAAGTAACACTTGACGATTTCAAAAAACAACTATCAAAGAAAGATAGTGGTTGGTTAGAGTCAAAATATCTTGTCACATTTTTATTTAATAGAATAAAAGGTGCAGAACAGAAGTTCTTAGAACTTGCATATAGATATGCAAAATCCGAATCAGAAGATTCGTGTGTACACTTAAAGGCGATGTAATGATAAATTTTAGTTCATTTCTTACAGAGGACAAGGGTGGAAAGAACCTACACCTAGAACATATTGAGGATGAAATCCTTAACTATGGTATTTCTGGTGGACGGGCTTCAATTAACTTTGTTCGCTCTCTACGAGATATGCTTGCTGGTGCATCACGTTCATCAATAGACATGACTGTAAAGTGGGATGGAGCTCCTGCAATATTTGCTGGTATTGACCCTGCCGATGGTAAGTTTTTTGTTGCAAAGAAATCAGTATTCAATATAGAACCAAAACTCTATAAGTCAAATGCAGAGATTGATGCAGATGGATTATCTGGTGCATTGAATAGCAAATTCAAAGTTGCACTTGCAGAGTTTTCTAAGTTGGGTATTACAGATGTTCTTCAAGGTGACTTGATGTTTACTGATGATGTATCTACAGAAACTATTGATGGTAAGAGTTTTCTTACATTCCAACCCAACACTATTGTATACGCAGTAGATGTTAATTCGGATTTGGGTAAGAAAATTAAAAATGCAAAGATTGGTGTCGTATGGCACACAACATACAAGGGTGCAGAACTACAGGATATGAAAGCATCATTCGGTGCAAACATTAGTGGACTGCAATCTCCATCAACAGTATGGATGGATGATGCGACATACAAAGATGTATCTGGTAAAGCCACAATGACTGAAAAGGAAACATCTGCTGTGACAGCATCTTTATCATCTGCTGGTACAACATTCAGAAAGATTAATTCCACCCTGTTAACATCCTTTATGAATATACAAAATACATTCACTGGAAACTTATCTGGAGCCTCTCTCAAGACTTACAATAATAGTAAGGTAAGAAAGGGGGAGACTATTAAGAATCCATCTGCTCATGCAAAGGGGTACTTAAAATGGGTAGAAGATGCATTTCAAAAGAATATAGACAAACTCAAGACCCCTGCTCGTAAACAGGACTTGGAAAAAAAGAAAAAAGAAACTGTTCGTGAACTTGCAAAACACACGAAGAATTTGACTAGTATTATTGAGTTTCAGAACCACATTGTAGATGCAAAGATGGGGGTCGTAAAGAAACTAAATACTGTTAAGAGCATTGGAACTTTCATCAAAACCGCCAATGGGTTCAAAGTTGTAAACCCAGAAGGATATGTTGCAATTGATAGAGTTACAGGTGGTGCAGTTAAACTGGTGGATAGAATGGAATTTAGTTTCAATAACTTTACTGCAATAAAGGCATGGGATAAATGATAAAGTTTTCAGAAATAAGAGAAGCTCGTGGTGACACTTGTGTATTTACCTTTGGTAGATTCAACCCACCAACGACAGGACACGAAAAACTATTAGATGCTGTTGCGGCACAGGTAAAGAAAAATCCTGGCGCACCCTATTATGTATTTGCGTCACACTCTGAAAACCCAAAGAAAGACCCTCTTCCATATGTAAAGAAGGTTGCATATATGAAGAAGATGTTCCCAAAACACGCAAGGAACATTGTCGTAGATAAGGCTAGAAATGTATTTGAGATTGCAGTCTCATTACACAATAAAGGACACAAGGCAATCGTAATGGTTGTTGGTTCAGACAGAGTTGCAGAGTTTGATAAACTACTGAATACCTATAATGGTGTAGAAGCAAAACATGGTTTCTATGGTTTTGACAACATCGAAGTTGTATCTGCTGGAGAAAGAGACCCAGACGCAGAAGGTGTTGCCGGAATGTCTGCATCTAAGATGAGAGCCGCAGCATCTGCTGATGACTTTGACCAGTTCAAACTTGGTTTACCTAATGGTTTCAAACAGGGTATGTCTCTATTCAAAGATGTTCGTAAGTACATGGGTATTCGTGAATCATTTATTACGCACCAAGTACAACAGACAGAAGAAGATGTGATTCGTGACTTGTATGTTGAAGGTAAAATCTTTACTATTGGTGAAGAAGTAACAGATACTTACAGTGGAGTAACAGGAAAGATTATTCGCAGAGGAACAAACTACGTTACTTTTGTAACAGAGGATGGCACATCATTCAAGAAGTGGTTGTATGAACTAGAACTAGCAGAAGATTGCTGGCCAGGATTTAAACAAGTTGGTATGAAAAAGAAGAACGGTAAAGACGTACCGAATTGCGTACCAGTTGGTGAAAAACAAGACAAGGACATTGATGATAAGAAGGGAACACAGCCTGCCAAGTATTTTGCAAAAGATGCTGAGGGTGATGAAATGGCAAAGTCTACAAAGGACAAGAGAGATGCTCATTTCAAAAAACAAGCGAAAAAGGATGACGATACTAAATCTGCATACAAACCAGCGCCAGGCGATGCATCTGCAAAAACTAAACCATCAAAGTATACAAACAAGATGAAGAAGATGTTCCCAGACTTGTACAAAGAGATGGTAGATGAGAGTGCAACAAAGTCACTACAGAAGAAGGCAGATGCCTCTGGTATTTCTCTTGGTATTCTGAAGAAGGTATTCGATAGAGGTATGGCTGCATGGAAGGGTGGACATCGCCCAGGCACAACTGCTGTTCAGTGGGGCCATGCAAGAGTAAACTCTTTTATCTCAGGCGGCAAGACAAGAACTACTGGTGATGCAGATTTGTGGAAACAACACAAGGGTAAGAAAGAGACTTATGAGATTGGTAAAGACTATGCAGACCATACTCGTAAGATTACACCGTTTCAAGAACACAGTTCATGTTGCGATGACTGTGCAGAAGAATCTAATCTAATTGAATCTAATGTATATCGTGTAGGTTCAGAAAAGTATTATGAGTTCTTCCAAGAGAAAAGAGATGAATATAATATTGGAGTTTACACCCCAACAGGTTTTGATAAAGAACTGATGGAAGGTGATATTGGAAAGTATGATATGTATCAAGGAAACCATGTTCCACTTGATTGTCCTATGATTGAAGAAAAAGATGTGGAACTAAACAAACCTAAAGTCGGTGGGCCTAAGAAGTACTATGTGTATGTCAAAGACCCAAAGACAGGTAATGTTAAGAAGGTTACATTCGGAGATACGAGTGGACTGAAGGTTAAGTTGGATGATAAAGAGGCAAGAAAAAGTTTTGCCGCTCGTCATAACTGTGACCAACAAACAGACAGAACCAAGGCTGGATATTGGAGTTGTAATCTTCCAAAATATGCCAAACAACTTGGTTTGAGTGGGGGAGGCAATTTCTTTTGGTAAAACCTTATACTGAATCTTATGACAACGGTTTGATTATCAGAGAGTTTAAAGAGGATGTTGACAGTGAAGAACTGGTATGGCATAGAGACAAAAGAACAAGAGAGATAACAATTTTAGAGGGTAGGGGTTGGCAATTACAACTAGACAATCAATTACCTAAAGAATTACAACAAGGACTTTTATACACCATCCCAAAGATGGAGTATCACAGATTAATAAAAGGTACAGGGAAACTTGTCGTAAAAATATGGGAAGAAACACATGACTAGATATACAAAAACTATGACAGAGGCCCTGCAAGAGATTCGTGAGGGGTTCTCATCAAAACAAATTAAAATGGCAATCGGTGTTGCATCAGATAAAAGATATGCTGGTGGAAACATGACAGGTGCAGTGGACGCTATTGAGAAAATCAAAAAAGGATTGTCTGACCATCCTCAAGTCGCCGCAGTTCTGAAAAGACAGAATGAAGATCTGGAAGAAGAACTAGAACTTACTGAAGCAAAAATATCTAAAGAACTTGCAATTAAAATTTTGTCGATGAGAAAAGATAAAAAGTTTGTAAAGGTTTCTGGTGATTTTGTTCCAAAAATTTATTTGAGTGGCAACGATAAAGATGCATTAAAAAA